TGGTGGTGTGGCCGACCCCGAAGTGTTTGCAGAATTTCCGCACGCTCTCGCGCCGCTGCCTGCGCAGCGCGGCAACCAGCTGGGCCGTCTCGGCGTCGTAATCGCGCTCGATGCGCATGCGTTCACCATAATCTGATTTCGGCATCCGGTCAAAATTGACCAAGGGCACCGATCCGTGCAAAGTAGTGTGGCAGGGCGAAATGGGATTGGCCCGAACGACCACTGTTGCAGCACAGAGCAATCCCTTTAACCAGCCATCTGAAGGAGCAAACCAATGACGAACACTGAAATCCTCAACTATCCAATGCCCTGTCCCAATTGTGCGAGCGTGGTCACTTACTGCGAAGCCGCCCGCATCCAGGTCGATGACCTCGATCTGGACAAGGCTGCGGATGACGTCTGCGCCTGCCCTGTGTGTCAGCGCGGCCTCAAGTACATGGTACCCTTGATGGGCAATCCGCGCTGGAGGCTCGTCCCGATCGTCCGCGGCGAGGGGAGAGGTAACGCGGCGAAGACAGCAGCGGCGCGTCACAGGGTCTTTGAGGCCCTGAGACCAGTGGCTCAAACGCCTCTTGACCTTGGAGTGGCCCGCTTCGCGGCCGACGTTGCTGCTTTGAGACACGTTGCTGCTTTGAGACACGTTTTCATAGCCTACGATGACTTCGTCTTGCGCCCGTACGGGGATGGCTATTCCCTGCATGCCCCGGGGAGCAGCGACGATGCCATTGACCTCGGGGACGCCCGGCCGCTGGCGATCGCGCCGCGCGCGCCGGAGGCGGCCGACTACCTCGAAGCTGCCGAGGCGCTCTGCCCGTGGGCAGCGAAGATCGTGCCGGCGGAAGACGGCCTGCACGCGTACGAATCGGCCGCCGACGCGACCCGAGCATGCGACCAACCATGAAGGAGAGACCATGAGCACTGCTATCAAGGCATTGGAAGGAGACGCCAGTCGACTCGACAAGGATCTGAACAATGGCTGAGCACCGCACATTCGACTGGGCCGACCTGATCGCCCAGGAATACCTCGCCCAGGCGGCGGGGCAGACCTACGGGGTCCAGCAGGCGCTCCTCGCCGCCGTCCTGCGGGCCGCCAGCGAGCGGCGCTACCAGCAATGGGCGAACAGGGAGCAGCCGCATGCTCAGTCCTGAGCAGATTGAGGCCCGCAAGGGCAAGTTGACGGCGAGCCGGGTCGCACCGCTGATGACGGGCGACCGGGAGGCCATCCTGCGGCTTTACCGCATAATGATCGGGGAGGAGCCGGAGGAGGACCTGTCGCTGGTATGGCCGGTGCAACTGGGCGCCGCCACCGAGCAGCTGCAGCTGGACTGGTTCGAGCGCAAGAATCGCACGCCCGTGAGCCGGCGCGGCGAGGTGGCGGTCCACCAGGACCACCCATGGGCCGCCTGCACGCTCGACGGCTGGGCCAATGGCGCGCCGCTCGAGTGCAAGCACACCGGCGGCCATGAGCCGCTGGAGATTATCATCGACCGCTACCAGCCGCAGATGCAGTGGCAGTGCTGGGTGACCGGCGCGGCCGAATGCGCCCTGTCGGTGATCATGGGCGCGCGCGAGCCGATCGTGGAATATATCGATGCCGATGCCGCCTACACGAACGAACTGGTCCGTCGCGCCACCGTGTTCATGGCCTGCGTGAACACTCGGAATCCGCCCGTCGCTCTGCCGACGGTGCCGCCGCCCGCCGATGCGACCAAGGTCATCGACATGACCGGCGTCAACGAATGGGCCGACCTGGCCGACAAGTGGCTCTCGAGCCGCGATGCGGCAAGGCTGAACGAGTCCTCGGCCATCCTTCTCAAAGCCCTCGTGCCGGCCGATGCGCGCCGCTGCTTCGGGCACGGCATCTATATCAGCCGCGACCGCGCCAATCGTCTGTCGCTCCGGGAAGGGACGCCGACATGAATGAGCTTGCCCAGGTATCGGACCATCCAACTCCAATGCAGATGCTGGCGCAGGCGCTCAACAATGGCGCCTCGATCGAGCTGCTCGAGCGCCTGATGGCGCTGAGCGAACGCTTCGAGGCAACCGAGGCACGCAAGCAGTTTGAGAGCGCCATGGCGGATGCCGCCAAGGAAATGCCGGTCATCAGCAAATCGATACAGGTTTCGTTTGGCGCGGGACGGACCAGCTATCGGCACGCCGACCTCGCGGAGGTCACCGCCGCAGTTGCTCCCGTCCTGGGGCGGCACGGCCTGTCCTACCGTTTTGAGACCGTGACCGAACCCGGCCGCATCACCGTCACCTGCGTGGTGAGCCACAAAGGGGGCCATTGCATTCGCAACAGCCTGACAGGTCCGCCCGACACCAGCGGCTCGAAAAACCTCATCCAGAGCATGGGATCGACCATTACCTACCTGTCGCGCTACTCGCTGATGGCGACGCTCGGCCTGGCGGCGGCCAGGGATGACGACGGAGCAGGCGCGCAATACGAATACGCCGTGGAGACGGTGCCGGCACCACCGCAGCAGCAGTCGCAATCCCGCGCTCGGCGGCCGCCGCCGGCACCGGCGCCAGACCCGATGGCCGATGAGGCGATGCAGTCCGCGGCCGGAACCTATCTCAAGCAGATCGAAGGCCTGGACAACATGGCCGATGGCGAGAAATGGGTGGAAACCATGCGGTCGAAGGTGTTTGAGCTGCCGGACCAGATGCGCTCGATGGTGATCGAGGCCTACAAGGAAAGGATGAAGGCAGTGCGCTTGCGGGCCCGCATGCAGGAGCAGGACCCGGCGGCATTCGAGGCGGACGAGGAAAATGCTACAGCCAAGCCGTCACCATGAGCTGCTGAAATGAGTTCAGGTTGAATGTGTTTGCGTGTGATCCGTCACCTGCCTCCGCAGCAAAGACATTGAAAAATCCGGCGCCCGTGAAGGCATAATTTATCGTCAGTGGGCTTGCGGTCACATTTGCTGAAGCCGAGCGGCCGGATTGATAGGCCTGGTAGCCGGTGACAGTATTAATGCTAATGCCGTCTGTCGCAACTGAACCCACCACCGCGGTGGTCGATACCGCGCCGAGAAAATTCACCTGGACGACACGCTCGGAGGCGCACAGCGCCAGCGAACAGTGCATGCCGCTGCCACCACCGGCCTCGCGCGGCGTGCTCGAGGTGTAGGTGTAACTGGCCTGAGTGTCGATGCTGATGCTGGTGATCTGCACTCCGTTGTAGTAATTCGCCACCAGCAGTGAGCCGATCGTGCCGCCGGCTGCCGAACCGCCGAATATCATGGCGGTGTTCCCGTTGGCATTGGCATAGAACGACCCCAGGAAAGTGCCCTGATTGGCCTGTATCGTGATGGCGGCAGCACCGTTCACACGTGCGGCCGCAGTCGCCGAGTTGGTCAGAAAGCCGGCGAAAATGGCCAGCGGCACCGCACGGGTCGTGCTGTTGGTCCACTGCACGGTGGCGAGCACTGGCAGGCCCGACACCAGCGTGACGAACACGTCGAACATGCCCCCTGCCGGCCAGCTGGTCGCACCCCCCATCGCCAGCGACAGCCCAACCCCATCGCTGCCACCGGCGGTGAACTGCACCATCTGGACGCTCGTGCCGTTGTAGATCGGAACCAGCGGGCTGACATAGGGGGCATACCAGATGGTCTGCGAGTTCACCGTCGAGGTGACCACTGGCTGTGCCGAGACGAGCGTCAGACGCCCGCCCGGCAGGCCTTGGGCAGTATTGGTTACATTTGCGATGGCCGGCGATGCGATGAAAAAGCCGCCCGCGCCCGCCGCAAGCGACGCGCTGTAATACAGCATATAGAGTTGGCCGGCGATCAGCGAGGCGGTCGAGGCATGGGTGACGCCATCGGCCAGGTAGACGTAGATGAGCGGCAGGCCGGCGAATTGTGCCGACACCGTGCCGGTCGAGTTGGCGGCAGCCCGGAATTTGAATGCGCACAATTCGCTGTAGGCTGGCAGCGTGGGACAGTTGGGCAGCGGCGTCAGAGATATGTTGTTACTCCCAGACGCCGTGCAGGGAATTTCTATCGTGCCCGCGACCGCGGCGAATTGCTGGTCGAACAGCCCGGTCGAGGCCGGCGAGGTTAGCGTGCCGAAGGTCACTGGCCAGGTCATGGCACGCAGCTCATGGCGGAGCTCATGGCACCGATTGGACTGACAGGAAGGCGACCGCCAGGCGCAGTGCGACCGGCGGCACGACGTAGGTGAACGAGCTGGCGCCGGTCAGGGTCGGGAATGTGCCGAAGGCCGACACTGTGAAGTTGAGACCTGGACATATGGAGGCGTTGGCGGCGCTGTTGGTGAGGCTGGACAGCGCGGGCGCGCCGGGGTAATTGCAGAACATCGCCGGAGCATTGGGCGGCGCCAGATAGGCCACCACCGCGTCATTCTGCTGGACGGCAAAGTAGTAGTATCCTGGACTCAATTGCAGCGCGGTGACGGTCGCGGTCAGGGGTCCAAGCGCTGTGTTGGCGACCTGGGCGCTGGTGGTCAACGCAGCGCCGATCGGCAGGCCGGTCGTGCTCGATGATGCGTAGATGCCGAGTTGGGTCAGCGAGGTGCCGACCGTCATCACCTTGGTTGCCAGGTTGTTGATGGTGCATTGCTGGCGCAAATAGAACGGCGCCAATCCCATGGTCGTGGACGCCGCCATGGCGGCGCCGGTCTGGGTGAACTGCATGCCATCCGGCATGAACCAGTTGCCGGCAATGATTGGCAGGGCCGAGCTGCCGCCCGAGCCGCCGTCACCGCCGATGTTGCCAAAGCCGCTCATCACAACCCCTGCAGCCAGTAGATGTCGCCCGACACCTGCACGGCTGCAGACGAGTTTAACTGCAATCCCAGGCCCGCGCCCGACTGGAACCAGGGATCGCCGTTGACCTGGGTGTCGAGGGTGAGGCTGCCACCCGCAGCAAAGCTGTAGGGCGCCGACAGCGCCGTGCCGGCGGTGTCCTGGAAGGTCAGCACGGTGGCACCGTTGGCGCTCAGCACGATGCGGTAGATGGCGGCGCGCTGGCCGGCAACCGCCGCCGCGATCGCGAGCGTGCCGCCGGCCGCGCTGTTGACGATGCTGTGGGAGAGCTCGGGGCGGGTGTGCAGCGGTGTACCCATCAGCCAGTCCTCGCGTAGAGCCACACCAGTGGGGCAAGCACCAGGACCGAGAACGCCGCCGCCGCAATGGTGCGCGGCTGCGACGGCTCCCAGACCGCAAGCCCCCATAGGGCGCAGGAGGCAATGACGGCGATCAATGCCAGGAGGCGCGTTGCCAGCACCTCGAGAGCGGCCCGGAGTATCGCAGGGTAGCGATCGGGAGCAGGCGCCGGCAAAGGGCGCGGCGGTTCTGGCGGGTGCAGCTTGGCGACATTCTGCGGCGCGGGACGCGGCTGTGGCCGGGGGCCGTCGTAGAGCTCGCCGGGGTTCACCCCCTCCGGCAGATCAGCTGAAGAAGCTGTCATCCTTGCTGCTCTCTTCGATCTTGTGGCGGGCCGCCACCAGCTTGTAGCCGTGCTCGATCACCTTGATCTTGTCCGCGGCCTTGAGTTCCCGGTTTTTCAACATGCGCCGCACCTCGCGCTCGAGCGCGCCCATGAGCGACTTATCGTAGATGTACTGCTTGAGGCTCTTGCGCTGCCGGCCTGGCCGCCTGGCGGGCATCGGGGCATCGAGATCCGCTGGCTTCGGTGCCGGCGGCACCAGCGCCATCGAGATCCTGCCCTGCATGCTGCCCCGTATCTTGCTCATGGCACAAATATATCCCCAATGTTCCGGTTTGCGCTATTGCCGAAATTGACCAAAACGGTAAGCTCAGCCTGCCGGTCCTGCTGCGTGAAGCACACAACAGTGGCCTAGGGAGGTGGTGCCTCTTCCTCCGCACTGGCCGCGGGACCAAGGGTGGCAGGACCGGCGTCCTCCTCTCCCCCCTGCATCGCCTCAACGCCGAGCGCGCCTGCCGCCACTGGCGGGGCAGTGAAGTAGGCAAAGCGGGCCGGGTTCTCCCGCCGCCGGGTCGGCTGCAGCGACCGCACTGCGCTTGCATCCTCGTCCGCCGCCACCTTGCCGTAGTTCATGTGCTCGGAGGCGCGATGCTCGGCCATGACGCCCTTAAGCTGGTCCTTGGACATCGCCGGCATGCGTTCGAGCCCTGGAAACATGTTCTCGTGCGGCTCGAACCGGCGCCGGATGCGATCCCATTCCATCCACTGCGAGGCAAACAGGCCGAGCCCCGACTGCTCGGCGAGCTCGGCGTTCCAGTCCTGCGCCCGCTGGTACGGCTCGCTCATGATGTTGACCTCTTGCGGCTCGACCACAAAATCGCGCAGGTGTTCCGGCAGCTTGGGGTTTATCTCCCCCTTGCTGGTGCGGAATGCCCGGTTGCCGGCCTTGCCGACATATTCGAGCTTGAGCTTGTTGAGCAGCCCCTCGCTACCGGATTTCTGCAGCAGCTGGTTGTAACTCTGTACGCGGTCTGACTGCGGACGCCCCTTGGCATTGTTCCAACGGTCGACTGCCTGCGCCTCGAATTTCAACCGCTCGGCATCATTGGCGAACAGGCGGCCGTGCTGCTCCATTAGATTGACCATGTGGCGATCAATGGCGGATACGCCCGCCTGCATCGGGTCCTGCCACACGCCCGAGAACGAGCCGGTTTTCATCTGCAGGCCGCGCACCTGTGACGACAGCCGCTCGACAAAATCACGCCATGGCTCATCCGGCGCCTTGCGAAACCAGCCGGGGTTCTGCCGGAACAGCTTGGCCATCTCGCCGACAGCAGAATAGTCCTGCGAGCCGCGCGAACCAAGGCCGCCGGCCTTGCCGCTCTGCACGCCGAGCATTTCCGCAATCGCATTGCTGACCGCAGTGCGCTGCTCCTTGCTGATGTCCTGCGCGCCCACGTCCCATGGCACCGCGCCGGCTATCTGCTCGAGCATCGCCGGGTCGCGCAGCCGCATGCGCGACATGGTCATCTGGTTGGGGAACAGTGGATTGTTGGGTGAGGTAATGCCGAAGGTGAGGCCAGACCATATCTGCTCCGGGCTGACCGGCTGGTCGGGCGTCATGGTCCGCATGAGCTTCTGCTGCATTTTGATGTGCAGGTCACGCGGGATGCGCGAGGGGTCGATACCGTCAGTCTTTATGCGGAGAAGGTCGTAATAGGTCCAGGTGCCATCGAGCCCGCCTGGCAGGTTGAAGCCCGAACCGTCCTCGTATCTAAATGCCTGCGCCGGGGTTTCCGGGCCGAGGTTCTTGACGCCGAACCTGTCGCCGACCTTCTTGAACTCGGCAGCGGTCCATTCGCTCGGTGCCTTGCCCTTGTAAGTGAACGGAATATTGTCGAGCGCGTTCATCGAACCGCGCAATTGCGGGTCACCCTTGAGCACCGGCGCCTCGGGCATGCGGTGCTCCCAGAAGCCGAGCCCGCGGGCCGAGCCAGCATGCTCGAGCGCCTCGCGGGCGGTTGGGATGGCCATCCTGCCGCCGGCCGCACCCAGCGCACCGGCCTTGGCGAGTGGCATACCACCGGCCGTCGCCTGCATCGCTCCCTGGATCCCGAGATCGGCCATCCTGAGTTCATCGATGGGCTTGCCCTGCGAAGCCTCAATCATAACGTCACCGAACTCCCGCGGCAGCGACATCACCTGCTGTGCCATCTGCAGCGGGACATCGTGGGCGGGGCTGCGGTAGATGGGCGGGGACGGCGGCTGCGGCGGTCCGCCGTGCGTCATGCTGCCAGCGAGCGCGGCATCGCGCGGGGATGACGCCTCGGCCGCATCGCCGGCCGTGATGTCGGCGGCGTATTGCTTCAACGCTTCGATATCGTCGTCGTCAGCCATCACCGTCCTGCCAGATGAGCAGGGGGTCGAAACTTCGCCACCACCATCGCATCATTGGAACTGCTCCGGGTTGTCGAGCGCCGCACCGACAGCACCGCGGCCTGTCGCCCAGCGCGCGTTCCGCCATGCATCACGCGAGGCAGCGCGGGCGGCACGTGAGGCGGGAGCGGTGGCGGCATTCACCGGCGCCCGCTCCTGGATGAGCGTCACCAGCCGTTCCACCTCCTGGCGGGTGAGGTAGTCGCCGAGATGCTTGGCCACGAGGCCTGCCGCACCCGACACCACCGCAACCGTCGTTCCCATCAGGTTGTCGATGAACAGCGTGCGCGCGGCACCCAGCGGACTTGCCGGCGATAGCCCCTTGCCCGCCATGCGTAGCCAGTTTTCCATTGCTGGCCCCGTGATGATGCGCTCCATCTGCGCAAGCTCCTCGTCGGAATAGCCGCGGCGGCGTTTCGGGTTGCTGAATATCTTGCGGATTTCCTGCCGCATCACATTCTGGAAATTCTGCGCGGTGCCGGTCGATGCCGCGCGCAATCCGGCGGCCTCCTGGGCGGCCTGCACCTCCTCGATCTTCTTGTAGGCGGACCAATTGGCGAGCGCATCGCGCATGGTGCGGCTTTCCGCGGGCAGAGCTGTTTCTATCTCATCGCGGATGGCAGCACGCGCCACCTGCGCGGCGGTGAAGTCCTTGTAGTTCGTCTGCGCCGACACGTTTCCGAGCTGCTCGTGCAGATCCAGAATATCGCGCAGCGAGGTACGCTGCCCTTGCTGCTCGGCAAAAAAGTCTGCCATCGTGCCGAAGGTGGTGGGGGCAGTACGGGCATTGAAGCTGTTGGGATAGCCCGCCACCTCGCGGTGGATGGCGCGCCCGAAATCATCGAGCTGCTGGTGGTCCAGATAGATTGGCGATGCCTCGATTTCCTTGTAGGCGGCGCGGGAGGCATCATGTATGCCTTGCTCGCCCGCCATGGCAGCACGGGCGGTGCTGGAACGCCACGCAGCGCGACCAGCGCTCGGCAATGCCGCAGCACCGCCGCCAACCGCACCGCCGAGCATGGCCATGGGTGTCTCGAGCTCGGTCCCCTCGGCCTGTTTTCGTGCCCATTCGGCCCCGGTTGCGCCTGTTACCGCGCTCGCCACCTTGAGCGGCAGGCCGCCGGGGCCGAGGTATGAGGTCGGGTTGCCCACCGCCTGACCGATGACGCTGCCATAGCGCTCGGCCGTGGAGGTCGGCTGCATATCCTTGGCAATTTGCTGGCGGATTTCCGGGAAACCGCCCGTCGTCTGCTCGGGCGGCTCGCCGATGGCGCCCGCGATGTTGCCAGCCTCGGCTTCGCCGGCCGCTGCCGCCGTCTCGCGCAACCCGGCCACGATGCCTTTCTTGCCAAAAATGCCGCCGAGGAAATCACCTACGCCACCTGTCGGCTCATAACCGACTTGCCGATTGAACTCGTTACGGTCCATCTTGCCGGCATAGAACTTGTTGTAGAGCCCGTCCGCCAATTTCTGGTCAGGCCAGTCCTTGTAAGCCGGGTTTTTCTGACGAAACTCGTCAAGTGTCATAGCCCGAGCCCAAGCGGATTGTCGGCAGTAGTCGGTTTTCCAGCCGCGCCGGCAGCGTCGGGCAGCGGCTTCACCGGCGCATTCGGGTCATACTTGGTCGGCGGTTCCGCCCGCGTCTGGGCGGTTCCGCGCTTGGCCTGCTGCACCTCGAGCCAGATGCGGTTGACCTGGGTGCGGAACGCATCCGGGCTGACAGCCGTCGATAGTATGTTGTCGAACTCGATTTCCTTGCGTGCCTGCACGGTCGGGTTGCCGGTCGGATTCATCGCCTTGGTGTAGGCGGTGCGCAGGCCGAACACCGCCAGCAGAAAATCATTGTACTGCGGATTGCTCTGGTATTTCTCCCACTGCTGCTTGAGCTCGTTCCACGGCACAAATCGGCCGCGCGGCAGCGCGCTGGAGGCCTGCAGCGCCTGCGGCACCAGCTGCTCGACCTCGTTGGCGGCGCTTTCGACCCGCGCAGCATAGCCGCCAGCGGTCTGCTGGTAGCGGGTGTCGCCCTTGTTGCGCTGGTCAGCCCGCACCAGGTCCTCGCCGTCCATGTGGTCCTCTTCCATCCGCTTGGCGAAGTAGTTGTTGAGCTGGTTCCAGGCGCCGGGGCCGGCGCTGCGCAGGTTGGTGAATACGGTCTGGTCGCCCTGCTTGCGGCGTTCCCACAGCTTTTCCATCGCCTGCTGCGACAGCGGCCCGCTCTCGCCGCCCTCCAGCAGGCGGCGCTTCTGCTCGATCTCGAGCGCCGTCTTGTTCATCCGCTGGAAGCTTTCCTGCAGTCCCACCATGGCCTTGGCCTGATTGTCCTGCAGGCCGGACAGCATGGTGATGTTGCGCATGTCGGCGAGACGGTAGGCGATATTGTCGTCGTACTGCGTGGCAGTGATCTTGATCATCTCCATCTTCTGGTCGAGCGTCAGCTTGTCGTCCATCAGCGTGGCCTTGTAGGCGTCCATCTTTGTCTGGTTGTTGTCCAAGGTTTCCTGCACCGAGTCGGCCCATTCCTGGCGCTTCTGCTTGAATACTGTCATGTCGCCCTGCGCATAGCCCTGGATGGCGCCTGCGAACGCATTTAGCGCGGTCGTGCTCGAGCGGCGAGCGAGCCCGCCGGCCAATGCGCCCAGCACGGTGGCGATCTGCATGAACTCCATGCCGCCCGAGGCGAGATCGTATTTCGGGGCTTTCGGCACCTGCTGCAGCTGCGGCGCCTTGCGCCCCTGCTGGCTCGCAACGGTGCTCTTGAGATCCTCGTACATCGGCTTCAGTGCAGCGTTCTTGTTCTTGAGTTCCTCCTGGTTGGCATCTGACAGCGCCTTGATGCTGTCATAGGTCAATTGCCCGCGCTTGGCCTGGTCGGCGAGCGCGATCTGCAATGCATCATCGCTGCCGCCGCCCGTCCCGGAGCAAAAGACCAATGGCGGCGGCGGGGTCGGCGGGATGTAG